AAAAAAGCAGGCGGGGGATATAAGTGAAGGTACAGAAACACGCGCAATATTATTTATCTGGAAAGTTTAAATCTGTACCGGACCCCTCTTTAGTTGTAATTCGATCTCCTCACAAACCTTTAAGGAAAAGACAAAGACAGAAAAAGTTAAACAAAAAGCATCAAGTTTTATGGTATCCGTCTTTTCCAATAAGTGAGGCGCGTACCAAGGCATATAGCTACGGGATAAGAAATGGCACTTAAAAAGGCTCAGAAATCCTTAAAGAAATGGACAAAACAAGAATGGACAACCTCTGATGGGAAACCTTCTAAGGGAAAAAAAAGATACCTCCCAAAAGCCGCATGGAAAAGTTTGTCTGCTTCTGAGAAAGCCGCCACAAATAGGGCGAAGGCAGAAGGAAACAAAAAAGGCAAACAGTTTGTAAAGCAGCCTAAAAAGATTGCGGCAAAGGTAAAAAGGTTTCGATGAATAACCCGTTTCGAATTATAGAACCAACGGTACTCAGTTTTAGTGGGGGAAGGACTTCTGCTTATTTGCTGAAAAAAGTATTAGATGCAAATGATGGGATTCTTCCAGAAGATAGCCTTTGTGTTTTTGCAAACACCGGAAAAGAAGAAGAGGCAACACTGGAGTTTGTACAAAATTGTGCAGAAAAATGGAGCGTTGATATTCATTGGGTTGAGTATCGATCTAGTGGGAAGAAGTTTGCAGAAGTAAATTTTGATACTGCTAGTAGAAGAGGACAACCATTCGAGGAGATGATTCGGCATTACGGATATTTGCCAAATTCACAAAGTAGGCACTGTACAGGTCAATTAAAGATACGGACAATCCATCGGTTTGTAAAGGAGCGATGGGAGTTATTAGGACATAAACACAATGAAAATTGTGATTGGATGGGTATTCGTGCCGATGAGATGAGACGGGCTGCAAAGGTTGAAAGACACCGCGTTCCATTAGTTAGTGCAGGAGTTACAAAAGAAGAGGTAGGAGAGTTTTGGGCAAACAATGATTTCGATTTAGAACTTCCTAATATAAACGGGACAACGATTCATGGGAATTGTGATCTTTGCTTTTTAAAGAATGAGGCAAAATTATTGTCCTTGATTCGGGAGGTTCCTGGCAAAGCAAACTGGTGGATAAAGCAAGAAAAGTTCTGCAACGATCAGTTTGACCGGAATGGTAGTAGTTACGAGCAAAAAAAAGAGTTTGCAAACAGCCAGTCGGAGTTGTTTGAGTATGGGGAGTCGATTCCTTGTTATTGCGGAGACTAACGTGGTACTAAAAAAACATCAGAATCCAGAAGGAGGATTAAACAGGGCAGGCAGAAGAGCGATTAATCGTAAGACTGGCAGTAACCTAAAGCCTCCTGTATCTGCAAAGCAAGCTAAGAAAAGTCCAAAAGCAGCGGCTAGGCGCAAATCCTTCTGTGCCAGGATGAGCGGGGTTAAGGGCCCGTTAAAAGATAAAAAGGGTCGTCCAACAAGAAAAGCATTAGCGTTAAAAAAATGGGATTGTTGATATGACACGAGAAGACTGGGATACCGTAGAAAATATCAAAAACGATTATACAGAGTTACGATGTGGAAACCGTACAACCAGAGATGATAAGCAGATCAATCAAAAGTATTTACAAGACAGAATGGTTACACATGCAAAGTATGCCGGCCATCTCAATTGGAAGGTATTACGAGGGTTTTGAAAGATAAAGATGCCTAAACTTGAAAACTATCAAAAAAAATCTAGTCATGGAGGAGCCAGAAAAGGAGCAGGAAGAAAAAAAGGCTCGGCCAATAAGAGAACCAAAGATATTGCAGATAAGGCTATACAGGAAGGCATAACGCCTTTAGAGGTACTGTTACAGATTATGAGAGAAGCGATGGATACAGGCGATTATGAACGTGCTATGAGAGCGGCTAAAGATGCTGCTCCGTATATCCATCCCAGATTAAATAGTGTGGAGATGAGCGGTACAGATGGCAATCCAATAGAGACTGTATCGAGCATAAAGATTTGTGGAGTATAGATTAGAACTTCCTAAGAAGATTTTGCCGATCTTCCAACCTAAGAGATTTAAAGTATTGTATGGAGGAAGAGGTTCGGGAAAGAGTTGGTCGGTTGCCAGAGTATTGATCACTAAGGCAGTAGAAAAGCCGATAAGGATTTTATGCGCAAGGGAGACCCAAAAGAGCATTCAAGAAAGTGTCCATCGATTGCTGAAGGATCAGATCAGTCTCATGAACTTAGATCATTTGTTCGATGTGCAGGAAAAAAAGATTATCGGGAAAAATGGCTCAGAGATTACTTTTGTTGGCATCCGTCAGCAAGGTGTTGTAAATCTCAAGAGTTACGAAGGCACCGATATATGTTGGGTAGAAGAAGCGCAGGTTTGTACTAAGAAGTCCTGGGATATCCTAATTCCAACCATACGAAAAGAAGGCTCAGAGATTTGGACAACGTTTAATCCAGAATTGGAATCGGACTCAACCTATGATCGGTTCATAACCAATGCACCGGACAATAGTTGGGTATGTCAGGTTAACTACAATGACAATCCTTTTTTCCCAGATACGTTAGAAAAAGAGCGAATCGATTGGAAAAAACGAGACCCAGGTAGTTACGAGACTATCTGGGAAGGAAAGTGTCGGCCTACTGTAGAAGGAGCAATCTTTCATACAGAGATTACGCAAGCTATCGAAGAGACAAGAATCCGAACTGTTCCGTATGACCCTGCATTAAAGGTGCATACCGTGTGGGACTTAGGATGGAATGATGCTATGGCAATCATCTTTTGTCAGGTAGCAGCAAGTGAAGTACGGATTATCAAATATATTGAGGATAGCCATAGAACATTAGAGAGTTATGTGAAAGAGATCGATGCTCTGGATTATAACTACGGAACAGATTATCTCCCGCATGATGCTTCTCACAGGGATTTTAAACACGGCAGAAGCACCGAGGAGATGATGCGCTCGATGGGCAGAGATGTGTTTGTGTTAAGTAGAGGCGATGTAGAGCAGGGCATTATCAAGGCAAGGATGGTCTTTCCGAGGACGTATTTTGACAAAGATGAGGCAAAGGAATTAGTCCATCATCTCAAACGCTATAAAAGAACGATGAATGCGGCAGGAGAACCTGGGGCTCCACTACATGATGCAAGTAGTCATGCAGCGGATGCGTTTCGGTATTTATCTGGTGCAGTAGATTTAATGAGTAATGAAAACTGGGGTGCCTTACCAAAGGCAAATAACAAGTGGGTGATCTAAATGATGCTATTTAAGCAAGGCGAAAGTATAGAGGTTTTACGAAAAAAGGTTGCAGATTTAGAGCAACGTATTAGCGAATTGGAAAAGAAAATTGAACAAAAACCAGTTAAAAAACGCAATTCGAAATGAGATTGATAATGCTCTCGGATATATTGAGAGTGATACGACATCCGAGAGAAGAGCGGCCCTAAAAGCATACCTCAGAGAGCCTTATGGGAACGAGCAAGAAGGCAGAAGCCAGATTGTAACCGGAGAGGTTGCCGAGGCAGTAGATGGGGCACTGCCGCAGTTGATGCGCGTATTTACCGCAAGTGATGATGTGGTGCGCTTTGAAGCAAAGAACCCTATGGGTGAGCAATATGCTGCGCAAGCTACAGAGTACGTCAATCATATTTTTCATGTAGAAAACGATGGCTTTCAGATATTACACAATATGTTTAAAGATGCTTTGTTGCAAAAGACAGGCATTGTAAAAGCATATTATGAAACTAAGATTGATGTAGTCAAAGAAGAGTATCAGAATCTAACCGATGATGAGTTGACGATGCTCCTTGCAGATGGCTCGAGAGAAATCATTGAGCAAGATACGCAAGAGTCTATGCAGATGGACGAACTGGGCAATGAACTGGTAATTCGTTCTCACAGTGTCAGGATTCGCAAGAAAAACTCGGTTGGCAAAATTTGTGTAGAGAATCTGCCGCCAGAAGAGTTTTTGATAAGCAAAAAGGCAAGAGATATCGAAACCTCTCCGTTTTGTGCCCATAGACGGTTGATGACAAGATCAGACTTAGTGGCTCTCGGTTTTGATGCAGAGGTGGTAGCAGGACTTCCGGCTTATGATTCCCTAGCCTATACGCCAGAAAGAGTTGCAAGATATGCGCAAGGAGAGCAACCAACGGATATGGACTCTGATGATCTTGCGATGCAAGAAATTGAAGTCTATGAGTGTTACTTGAGGGCAGATGTTGATGAGTCTGGGATTGCCCAACTCATTCGTGCAGTCTATGCAGGAGAAGAACTACTTGATATCAGTGAGACCGATTATATTCCGTTTCACAGTGTTTGCCCGTTTCCGATACCGCATAAGTTTTATGGGCAGTCTTTAGCAGATAGATGTTCAGATATTCAGGAGCAAAAAACAGCGATTACTCGCTCGATGCTAGATGGGCTGTATTTATCCATTAGTCCAAGAATCGGAGCAGTAGAAGGGCAGGTCAATTTAGATGATCTCTTAAACGTACAAGCAGGCGGTATTGTAAGGATGAAATCCCCCAATGCCATTGTTCCTATGAGTGTGCAAAACGTGGGCTCTCAAGCATTTCCGATGTTGGAGTATTTAGATCAGGTCCACGGCAAGAGAACTGGAATCAGTGATGCTATGCAGGGATTATCTCCGGATTTATTGCAAAACGTTACTGCGGCTGCGATTGCGGCAAGTAAATCGGCTGCAAGTGGAAAGATCGAGTTGATTGCCAGAATCTTTGCTGAGACCGGAGTGAAGTCCTTAATGAAAGGAATTCTACAACTTGTATGCAAGTTTCAAGATAAACCTAAAACGATACGGATGAGAGGAAAGTATATTCAGATGGACCCTAGACAGTGGGACCATCAGTATGACGTAACCATAAATGTTGGACTGGGTACAGGAGATCAGCAACAACAAATGGCAATGCTACAGATGATCATGGCAAAACAAGAAGAGATCATAAAGATGTATGGTCCTAGCAATCCATTGGTAAGTGTTGGTCAGTATCGAGAGACTTTAGGAAAGTTTATTGAGGCGGCAGGATTTAAAGATACAAGGGCATTTTTCCGCGAGGTGCCGCCAGAGGTCGATCAGGCTTTGAGCCAACCTTCACCCCAGAAGTCGGATCCGGCTATCTCGGCGGCAATCGCCCAGGCTCAGGCACAAATTGAGATCAACAGGAAAAAAGCAGAAGCAGAGATTCAATTGAAACGAGAAAAGGCAATGGCAGATATTCAACTTGCCAGAGAAGAGGCAGCGGCAGAGTTGGAGTTGAAAAAACAAGAGTTTGTAGCTGAGGCGCAACTAAAAGCAAGTAAGTTAGCGGCAGGAACAACAACGAATACAGAAATCCCAAACGTAGGATAAAACCATGAACGAAGATATTATCAATCAGTTATATAACGAACTTCTTATGAGAGATGCAGACCCTACGGGACTTGCTTCTTTTAGTGGGATGGCAAGTGATGACATCATTAATACGTTAATGAGTTCTCCTGAGTATTTAATTCAGCAACAAGCGCAAAAGGAATTAGGTAGAACATTGGCCCCTGATGTGGGTATGGCCTATTATTTATCAGAGGCTCAGTCTGGGGTTCCGCTAGATACTCTTCTTGCCAATATTGCAAACTCTCCGGAGGCACAAGCAATTGATAATCAGTTTGCAATGGATGATGCAGTATTTGTAGGAAATCAGACCATGCCGGTAGAAGCGGCAGATGCGGCCAGTTATCCAACGCAGTTTCAACTTCGCCAGATAACACCAGGTTCGGACTTTTTGCCTACAAACATTCCTACAGGCTTTTTTGGAGCAAATGATAACGTAGCACAACTATATAACCTCGGACAGACTCCTATGTTTCGAAGTGGAGTGGGAGGATTTACAAGTAATCTTCCTAGTGGTTTTGAGTTTGGAATACCTGCTCAATTTGCGCAGGTTCCGATTTTTATGCGAGGTTTGTTTGATACCGGAGAAGATGACATCGTAGAAGACGTAGGCAACAGTCGTGGAAAACCAAATTATGCCGGTGGGACAATCGGATAAATTAGGAACCGAAACTTTGCGAATTGAAGAAAAAGCCAAAAGGCTACTGGAAAATGAGTTTTTCAAAGAAGAGATTGAAAAGCTAAAACAAAACTATATACAAACTATTGTGCATTCCCCTATAGAGGATATCGATGCGAGAGAACAAGCGTTTCGCATGATACGCGCAATCGATCAGATTTACGCCCATTTTGAATGTATTGCAGTTGCAGACAAGATGGAAGAAAAAAGATGGAAAATATTTTAAGGAGGTGTAGATGAGCGAGACCGTTACCCCAGAAGGGCATGAGTCCCCACAATCGATGGACGTGAACCAAGCGGCAAATGCGTTTTTAAATCTTATGGAAAAGCAAGAGGCATCACCTGATCAACCGACAGCCGAGCCAAAAGAAGAAGAAAACGTTGAGCCAGAGGCGCAAGCCGAAGCAGTAGTTGAAGAAGAGGAAAATCAAGAAGAAGAGGCACTTGAAGAAGAGACTCCTACTTACCGTGTAAAGGCAAGTGGAGAGGAAGTTGAAGTTACCCTCGATGAGTTGATTAAATCGTATCAGCTAGAGCGCGATGTTCGCAAGAAACAAGAAAGTCTGGCACATGAGAGAAAAGGTGTAGATGAGATTAAAAGCAATTTAGAAAGCGAGCGCAAAAAGATTGAAGATGCGCAGCGGGTACGAGATACCTATGCCCAAAGATTGCAATTGATTGAGCAGCACTTGACTCAACAAAACCAGGCAGAAAACATCGATCATTTAAAAGAATCAGACCCCTTGCAGTATGCCGTAAAGGTAGCAGAACGCCAGGAGCGCGATAAACAAATCCAGACTTTTCAAGCAGAAAGACAACGCCTTGCCCAAGAGCAACAAGCGGAGAATCAACGCAATTTAGAAAAACATCTGGAAGTGCAAAGACAGATTTTGCACGAGCGAATCCCTGATCTTCAAAATGAAGAAAAGGCGGCAGAATTGAAAAAAGAGATGTGGAAAAGTGCAATGGCCGATGGTCATACGGAGCAAAAGTTAAATCGGGTATTAGATGCCAGTGATTTTATTACGATCTGGAAAGCATCCCAGTACGATAAGTTGATGGCAGCGAAACCGGATGTACAAAAGAAAGTAAAAGAGGCTCCGAAGATGATAAAAGCAGGTGTTGCCAAATCTGACTCCATTCAATCTGAGAAAACCAAACGGCTAAAAAACAAGTTAAAGCGAACCGGAAAAGTCGCTGATGCGGCCCGGTTATTTGAACAGATGATTTAGGAGATTATCATGGCAGTATTTACAAACCATAGTGCTGTAGGTGCTAGAGAGGACTTACAAGACCTCATCTACAGTATTTCCCCAACCGATACCCCTTTTCTCAACTCCGTTGGTCAAGGTACAGCAACAAACACAACGCACGAGTGGCAAACAGATAGTTTGGCTTCTGTAAATGTAAGCAACGCGGCAATTGAAGGCGCAGATGCTTCTACAGCTACACTTTCTGCAACAACTCGTTTATCGAATCGATGCCAAATCTCGCAGAAGACCATCTCTGTATCAAGAACCCTTGAGGCAGTAGATAAGGCAGGTAGAAAGTCTGAGCAGGCTTATCAACTTGCAAAGGCTTCTAAAGAGATTAAACGTGATATGGAAGCAATTTTATTGAGTAACCAGGTAGCAGATGCAGGTAGTGCGGCCGCTGCCAGAACACTCGGTGGGTTGCAGACATGGATTAATACCAACGGG